ACTGTTCCCGTTGAGATGTATATCATATAGGCCTGTTATAGGGCCTTCCGCTATCGCGTAGCATGAGTGTACTTCCGTAGACTCGTGGTTTCTAGTATCTACGAAGAAGGGTATAGTATCTACTCTCTGTACTCCATATACTACAGGTAGATATTTGGCTTGCAAGTTGAACTTAAGATCTAGTTCGGTAGGTACATCGTACTCTACTTCTTTAGTATCTACGTCGCTAACCCCTCCATACCAGTTTTTATCTACGTCAACTTCTACTCGAGTTTCAGTTTTCTGGTATACTGCTGTAAGATTTACTGACGTGGTTGCGTGTGCAAAACCTAAATCGTCTGCATAAGCTTCCCGTATGGCAGCTTCCCTGTCTGGCAAACCGTCAGCGTTTACAGCTCTATGTGATGTATCTTCCGTTCTTCGTCCTTGTACTCTATTAAAGTCCGCCCAATGACTGGCTGCAGTCCACGTAATAGTAGAGGACCCAGGTCCATCGGTTAGAGCAGCTTTAGATATGATCCCTCGAAAAGTTAATATACCGCCCTGAACACTACCGGGACTATTATTTGCTCCTCCGATTATACTTCCTGCTGAAATAGTGTCGCCATTAGATAAAGTAGTAAACTCTGGAGCAATAAATACTTTATGTACGTAAACTTCTCGATTAATATAGCTAGTATACGAGGTAACTTCTTTGGCTGTTGTAAGGGCGGTTAGTTCTTCGGACGTAAGATCAATACTGGTGACATCAGCAGAGGCTGACAGTGATATTTCAGGCATTGTAGTAGCTGCAGTATAGGTAAACCCGTTGCCTCCGTTTATAAATGTCCTAATTATGACAGATACACCGTCAAAGCTGCTATTACTTGACCTAATTGTCGCTTTATCCCCTTCTCTAAATCCAAGCTCTACAAAGTTAGTAACCCCGGTGGCGTTTAGTGTACCAGTGCCACCCTCTGTAGTCGATACAGTAATAAAACGAGGCTCAATCGCTTGAGAGTCCAAAGTAGAGGAATCGAGTACTATATTAATACTCGATGCTTTCGCCTTTATAGTCTCGTTTACAGAACCAGCTTTAACAAGCTTGTTTGCTCTATATACTTGAGGTCCATTACCATCGCCATCATCAAACACGATATCATAAGGTGCGTCTGATATATAAGTATAGTTTTTAGAGTCTGTAGAAGCTACTCCCAAATATTGAGATACTTTTGTAGGTCGCTCAAACTTTAATAAGTGAGCATACGTAAAAGGCACATTATCAATAAGTGCCTGTTTTAGTGTTGCATTAATTTCTCTAAGTGCCATTACGGTTGGGCCTCCTCTAAGCTAAGGGATAGTTTGTATAGGTTATTAACATCTAGGCTGTAGCCTATATCTTTGTTTTTATTGATTACTCGGAACTTTACATCTGTAAAATCCACAGTGGTGGTCGATGATTGTACAGATCTCTGCAAAGGCGGAGTAAAGCTAATTCTAACCTGAGCTGTGGTAGGCTGAGTAGCTGCCGAATAATCAGAATTGGTCTCTACTCTAGTAACCATATATACTTTTAGATGATTGGTATCGTTGGTATCTGTTATAGTAAAAATGTCACCTGGAGAAGGTGCTTTATGAGTTACAATTGCAAACGTAGTACCAGACTTAGTATCTAACATAAATGTATCTTTACCCGCCGCTACATTAGCAGTAGGCTTCAAAGCGCTAGTAGCTAGGTAAGTAGCAAAAGTACTATCTTGGGGTGCTGTATACTGAGGCAAGGACACAAAAAAGTGAGAAGTAGCACCTTTCTTTTGAAGAAGAAAAGCGTGCATAGGCTCAAACTCGGCACGAGTAAGTGGGTTGTAGCTTATGCTTATATCCCACTTATGCCCTGCTATATTACGAACAATTGCTCGCCCAGAGTTAGTTCTAGTAGTCATACTGGGTAGTACTGATTTTAGAGACACGGAAGCATACCCAGGTCCATTGACAGGAAGCGTTCCAGTGCTAGCCCCCGCGTGGGTTATTGGGTTATTCGGATCCGGTAGTACATGTGTAAATGCCATTAGATTGTTGCTCCTTCACTCGCAGTATCCACGTTCTCTAGGAATGTGTCTCCTACTTGGTTTGCTGATTCTCTTATCATTGCTATTATATTTGCTCTCTGTCTTATTAATACATCTTCTACACCTGCTGAATCCATCGCTGAGATATTAAAACTTACATTAGACCCCGCTCCGCCTGCTGCTGCAGTATCTCCTGCAGGTACAATTGTTCCTGGTGTGTCAGGCATAAATAGTTCAGGTCCTTGCTCTCCTACCATGAACCCTGTGCTACCGCCGGCTGCTCTGTAACGAGCTCCAGTAAATGCAGGCTTAAAGTTGTTAGCATTTCCTAAACCTTCTCGACCGCGAGCATATCCTAACTCACCTACAGCACTCTGCGACTTCGATAGATCTACTGAATTTGATCTTTCTCCTTGAGAGACAGAGCTTGGACCTGCAGCTGCTCCTCCTGCAGATGCGGCACTACCACCACCTTCGTACGTAGTTGACTTAACAGCGGCCAATTGTGCCATACCCATAGCTAAGTTAATTGCTGACCAAGGCAGACCAAAAGTCAGAGGGCTTGCGGCGATCGAACCTGCTACTGCTTGAGCAGTAGATATAATTATGGAAGCCATCTTCATCTTCTTCTCTTTCTCAAAAGCTTTCTTTTTAATAGAATCTTTTTTCTTTTCTAGAGCCGCTATTTTTGCTAGACTTTGTTTTGATTTTCCGTCACGCTTTCTTTCTGCAGCAATTTCTTTATCTACACCTGCTACCTTAGCTTTCGCCTGCGCTGCAAATATGCCCGACATTGCGGTAACTGCTGTAGCAGCTACCGATAAACCTTCTGACATACTAATTTTTCCGTCTTCCATTGCGGTTTGCATGGTTTCGCCTAAAGTAAGGAAGCCACTTATAGCGGTGCTCATGAACTCTCCCTCTGGACCCATTTTGGCTAACTCTTCATTCATAGGGCTTACGAAATCTGCTAACTGAGAAAAACTTTCCAGTTCTACTTTCTTCTCCTTACCTTCTCCGGTACTTTCCATGCCGCCCAATACTGCGGTAGTCTGCGCTGCAGCTCCTGACAAAGCTCCTTCGGTACTCTTTATTTTTTCTATTTCGGCTAACTTGGTTTTTATAGCTAACTCTTCTCTCAGGTTTATTAGCTCTTGTTGCTTGACAGGATCTTTTTCGGCAATAATCTTTGCTTCTAATATCTTTTGGTCTAGTAAGGTTTGAGCTAAAGTAATCTGTGCACTGACTATTTTATTTCTCTCCGTCCCTAAAAAGCCTGCATATGTGTTTGAGACATTGAGTGCCTTCTGTGCAGCTTCAATTGCTATTAAGTCATTTATGTATTCCTTGGTATTTACATTCTCTCCTAACGCTTCACTGAACTTACTTAGTGCTTCAGAGGCGAAAGCAGAGTCTGGGCCAAGAGCTTTACCTGCTGCTACTGCTACACCATTAGCCTCTGTCTCTAGCGCCTGTAAAGAGACTCGAGCTTTCATTAGATCGCCAGAACCAATATTTTGCCTAATGTTAGAGATAGAATCATCTAGTGCTCTCATTCCGCTTGTTGCAGCTTGAGAAGCTAGCTCTAATCTTTGGACTTCTGAGGTGTCTCCACTCTTTAAGGCGTCCCCTACTTTCGAGCTTACCTTGCCTACTTGAGAGAACTTAGACTGAACAGCCGCCATCTTTGTAGGGTCGCCACCTGCAGAGGCCATAGCGTCTCCTATTCCTAGGCTACCTATGGCGTTGAGAGCAACTGATTCTCTGTTTAAACCATTCTTTGTTTTTAGCTTTCCTATGATACTATCTAGATCTTCTTTCATCACATCTAATGTCTCATTAAATGCTTCTTGTTCTTCTTTTGCCACTCTTGTAGCTGTTGCAGTATCTTCCATGTTCTTTAAGAAACCGCCTATCGAGGACTTCTCAAAAGAACCAGATAGATCGGATACCATTTGAATACCGTCTTCCATGCTTTTTGGAAGCAAGAATTTAGGTATAGAACTAACTATCTTATTGAAACCGGCTATAACCCCGTTGATGATAAAATCAATACCGCTTAGTATCTTTTTGACCAAAGTAAATGGAGCTTCCATTATCTTTTGCCCTATTTCCCACACCATCATAAGTGCGCCGATAATACCTGCCATTTTCATAGCTTTGCCTACCATCTTGCCAGTGAATTGAGCTGTCCTACCTATGGCGCGTAGTGCTCCCGTTCCTGCTCTTTTTGTCTGTAGCCACATTTTCTTTACTACTAAACCTGTGCGCTTGAACTGTTTCTGTATAGAGAAGTTCGTTTTCTTAGAGTACCGAACTTGCTGCTTTAAAGCTCTTCGCATGATTTGTATATCTTTCATACTTGCTTTTTTGAGAATTTTAGACTTAATCTCTCCATGCTTCTTAAAGTCATCTTCCGCGCGCTTAAGCATCGCACGAGTCTGCCCTATCTGAGCTTTGGACATTTTGTCCCCACCAGCAAGCTTACCTATTAAACCACCTTTAATGCCGGTTCTTTTAGCGGCATTTCTGGCAATCTTATTGGCTCTTTTCTGTTGATCACCTGTCTTCTTTATCTCTCTGGTGACATTGGCGAGATTAGCTTTTGTACTATCCAACGCTGCTTGTTGCCCTTCATCGAATTCTTTAAACTTATTTTTAACCCCGTCCAGAGGTACCATCATTTTGAATATACCAATACCTAAAGCACCGAAAACGGTGACAGCAGCTACTGCGTTACTAGAGATTATATTGGCCATGCCCTCGAAAAGAGGTAGAACCATTTGAGTACCTGTTTTTGCCAAATCCTCAAAGGTTTTTGACAGGCGTATGAATGCGTTTGTTTGTGCGGGGACTTTACCAAACAGTTGATCTGCTTGTTTCATTGTCTCTAAATAAATGGCTTGTGAGCGTTGTGTATCTGTCAAAGAATCTGCAGTAGTATTTAAAGAAGCCGCATAGCTCTCCGTAGCTGTTTTGAGTCTTAAAGTAATACCCAATTCATCTAGTAATTCTGGTTCCGCTTTAGATACACCTCTTAGTAGTCTATCGAAAGAATCCCCAAAATCTCTACCAAGAGCAGTAGATGCTTTGCGAGCGGCTACAGCTAAGTTATCTAACTGTTTAGGAGAGAAACCTTTGGCTAAGCCAATACCTGCAGCTTGAGCAGCTTCTTTAAACCCTAGCATGCCGTCACTGGCATTGCGAAGCCTATCGGTTACACTTCCTAGTGCTACACCTGTATTTGCTGCATAAGATATTTGAGACTTCTCTAGGTTAGATACGTCTGCTGCGTTTTTAAAGAAATTAAATGCGGCGCTAAGGGCGAACACGTTAGCGGCAAGAGTTGCGTATGCACCTACTAAAGAGGAGCTGCCCCCATTGATAGTCTGTGCTTGTTTGGCGAATCCCTTAGTAGAATTACTAGTAGCTCCCGAGACACCTTTTTCTTGTTTGTGGTAGCCTCTTCGTTTCTTACTAAGTTTTTCGGTGGAAGTGGCGAGCTTATCTGTTGCCTTGGAAGCTTTTTTAGCTTCACCGGATATAACAGATAAGTCCCCATTATCATCAATCTTTATGCGTATTTTTACTTCGCTTCCCACGTTATTTTCTCTTTAGCTTATCCCTTTCACGCTTCATATACTCTGCGGATTGGTTTATAGCTCTTGAGTCTAACCAGTTTATAAGTTCCAGGAAGAGCTCAGTATCTTCTATTTCGTACGCTTTAATCAATTCTGTTAGGTTGGAGTAGTCCTTCCCTAAATACCCTATATCAGCTACGAGTCTGTCCCCTAACATATTGAATATGCTTATGCTTATCTGCACTATGTTAGGTAGATCTTTCCACTCTACGGGTATTTTTTGAGGGTCGGGCTCCGTACCCATTTGTTCGCAGATCTCAAAGTATTTATCTGCTGTTACTTTTGCTTCGGCGTTGTTAAAGAACTTAGTCAGCCGTTCCCACAACTCCTCCTTCTCCGACTGTACGAAAGTTGTCTAAATCAAAGACTACCTCGTTGAGCCATCCATCAAATTCCGCTGATTGACTTACTAAGATTTCTGCATTTTCTACAGAGAAATCTAACTCTTGTGATAAATCTACTCCCTCGGTTTCGATAAGAATCAAAGTCTCTAGATGCTCTAGTGTGAGACCTTTCCAGTTCTTGATAACTGCTTGAGTGAAGTACTGTACAAACTTCTCTTCATCAAGTACTTCTTCCATTTGACGAGTTTTACGGTCGAGCTTTTGGCTAACACATCTCTTACGTAAGTTTTGAAGTTCTTTACGAGAAAGATTAACTACTTCTACTTCGAATCCTGTTAGTCCTGGGAATTCTACCCATGCTGATTTGCTGTCTATGATTAAATTTTTCAGTTGCATTTAAAAGCCTCCTTAGGCTGTTGTGTATGTTAAGTAATTGGTAAAAGTGTCTGCATTACTTGCCAGTCTCCAGTCATATTGATTTGTCACAACAGAACCTGGAGAAACTCTGCTTGTGAAGTTAATTGGTGCTTCTAATTTTATGCCGTAGTTCGCGGAACCTATTCTACTATATAATATAGCTTGTAGTGTGGCACCTTGTGAGTAAGTAAGAACAGGTGCTGTAGCGTAGTAGGTCACACTCCCTGCGATATTTCTATTACTAAGGGAGAATCCAGAAGGATATTGAACATTGGTGCCGGGCGTTACGGCATCTACTTCTGTTAATGCTTTATGCACCGTCTGATAGCCTGTCCAGCTTACAGCATTCTGTAGTTCCATGTTTATAGATGCCGCATGCTCACTTCTATTATGTCCTGTAGCGCTATAGCTAGGTCCGAAGTAATGATCAGTAAGCGGAAGAAAACTTCTAGTAGCGGATCGAGCAACTACATTGGCAGTAGTAAAAGTGGGTATAGTCGAAAGCGCACTAAAGGCTGCACTTATATTACCTAGACTGTCTACTATCTTGCCTCCGTTTATGGAGGTTGTGGTGGCCAGACTGTTTATAGAAAGTTTTGTTCCTTGACCACTTAACTCTAAAGATATAGGTGCGCTATTTGATGCAGTAAAGTTACCGCTAGTAAGTACACAATCTTCTATGGAATATACTACTGCGTCAATTATAAAAAATAAGTTGAAAGTATTTAAGGTATGCTCTGTATTTAAGTCTACTAATAAATTGAATACTACATCAAAGTCAGATTCTTTAAGTAATGGTATAGTAAAACCAAAATCAGCTGGGTTTGCCTTGGAGATAGAGCCCGCCTGTACAAGGCTAGAAAGACTATGTAGTGTCTTTTGTTTGTATGTGTGTTCGGTAAAAGTCTGAGAGAAAGATATCCCATCAGGAGTTATATCTAACTTATACGTATCAGTTCCCACAGTAGGCTGCAAGTAAACATCTGCATTCTCTAAAAACTGATAAATATCCACACTGACTCCAGATCCCGGCCTAGGGCCTGTTCATAATTTCTTCTGTATAGTATATGATAAACAACCTATCATGTCAAGATTTATTTTTAGGTACTAGGTTATCGATGATGATCTATACGTTAATTTTACGATGTCAGTGTCGTTGGATAAAAGTGGCTGAGTATCTTCTGCAGAGAAGGATACAGAAAAGGATGCTATATCTCCGCCTGATATTTCGGGATTGACTAGAGTGACCTTAGGCATCTCGAACTTCAGTCTATTTGTACTAGGTGCGAATCCTCCCATATCAATGGTCAACGGAAGAATCTCTATGGTATCATCAAACAAAGAAGAGATAAACTCTTTAGTGTCTAAACCATTGTCGTCCATTATGTAGCCAGAGAAACTTCCGGATACTTGTAGAGACCCCGAAGTGAAACCGATAGGGCGATCTTTCTCTTTTAGCAAAGGATAAGTTATAGGCATTAACCCGTTGTTTATGCTAACACTTGCTGCAGTAATAGGGAAGTTTACGCCAGTTCTGAATGTAGCTACATATCCATGATCATTTCCCGCTAATCCCGGTACTTCACCAATTCTAGATCCACCTGCAATATGTCCATTGCTTACTGCTAATGAGTGTCCAAAAGCATCGGCATCGGCCAACTTGGAAGGGTGAAACGTACGTCCTTCAGACCAAGATTTTCCGTAATCAGTAGAGTTCCAAATGTATCCGAGGCCTGCAGAATTTATTCCGTTGGTGTCGAACGTATGACCGCCTGCCACAATAGTAACATTCTTACCGTTCTCAGACGTGTCCATATCTACAGGCAGTCCGAAATAATCATTAACCTCTAAATCAGCAAAGTCTACAGTTAGTGGAAGCAGAGTAGTTACATGATTAAATACGCCTAATGTCGAAGTAGTATTATAGACAAATACACCTCCTGTGTTACTTAAGCCATTCAGTACATCTAGTCCGTGCTCTCCAATGATCATGGTACCTTCTGCAAGCTTGACTTGGCGACCTCCTTGAGATGCTCCGGTAGGCAAGTATTTTCTCTCTGCTAGCGACCAGTCTTTTCCATTATTTGTGGATTTGAAGGAGTAGTAAGTACCGGCACCTTCTCCAGAAGCACATACTATAGCCACTCCGTCATATATAGCTACTCCTCTACCGAAATAATCGTGTGCTGCACTGGTGCCGCCATGATCTGACCCAACTAAATGCTCTCTCTTAGTCCACAACGCTCCTTCTCTTCTATAAATAGCGGCGCTGCCTGCTTTGTCGTTGCCTGTAGAAGTATTATCTAGCCAGCAACCTACAATAAGCATGTTGTGATATAAAGACACGTCCCTGCCAAATTCTAGGTACGTGTCACCGGTAGCGGTGCCTGTAGGGTCTATAATTGCTTCTTGCTGCCACAGGTCTGCTTTTAAGGAGAAGATATTTACACGGCCTGTAGTATCTGTACCTCTGCCTTGTTCTCCTATTGCTACCTGCCTACCGCAAGGTGAGATAGAAATTGGACTACCATCATGGGGTCCTCCAAATTGTGCACTTCCTTCAGGTGAGAAGGAAAATAAAGTCTGTTTAAATACCCAAGCGTTAGTAGCTTCATCAAATTTAAAAACTTGTACTGAGCCTGCATCGCCTGTGGCAGTATCATCTCCATATGCGGATACCATCAACCAAGGGTACTGCATGTCCATTGCCGCTCCAAAATAATCATGCGATGTAGGCGAATCAGGAAGCATGCCACCACGATAAAGAACTTCTTTACTTTCTTGCAGACCAAATTCCATGCTACTAAGTTTATTTACTATGTAGTTATCTGTTAGCGCTAACCCCGTTTTGTTCTCACACATTGAAGGGTGGAAGGCAGCCTTAAAGAAGTGCCAAGAGTGTATATTCTCGCCTTCAAAAACTAAACTATCATTTACAGATAGACCTAAAGTAGTACAGTCTATTCGCCCTCTACCCTCCTGGTTCATAACCCAGTTCGTACTAAGACCTACAGCGTGGTTGACCCCGGCTGGAGATAACAAAATAGCAAAATACCTTTGTCCGTTGATAACTACAGAATCGTAGCTTCTAGGATTGTAGCGGGCATTTAGTGTTATGTAGTCTGCTGTAATGCTGGTCACAGTTCGGGTAGTAGTAGCTACGCTTAATCCTGTTCGGTTTTCTAGACATCTAGTTAATATATTGCCATTACTCAATGTGAAGCTATAGTTAGTACGACCCATTGCACCGCCTAAAGATAATGCTTTTTCAGTATCTAACGTATGGGATAACTCCCAAGTTGTTTCGTTTAAGTTGTATTGGTATAGCTTGCCTCTACCGTAATTCGTATCGGTAGAGCCCCAACGTGAGTAATCGTCTGAGCCTGCGACTAATAGTGTAGTTCCATCAAAGTCTAGGTGGCGTCCGAAATAATGTTGCGTTGCTGCAAGAGGAGACGCTATAGTTTGTGTAAGGGACCAAGCTGTTCCATTATGTGTAATTACCAGCACTGCACCGCTATCAAAAAAGCCGGCATGTGAGTCTATGTAGGCCATGCCAAGCATGACGGTACCGTAAGTTCCGCCCTGGCGGTTATATTTACATATTTCGTTCTGTGATGCTATTGGTTTACTACCGGCCCCGATACTTAATGTCTGCTCTAGTGACCAAGTTTCTCCCGCGTCTGATGTAGTGTAAAAATAAAGATTTTTTCTGCTCGGAATAACAATTCTGTCTCCATCTATCTGCACACTTCTTCCGTATTGCGCGTCCGTTCCATCTGTGTTATATAATATAGCCTTTTGCACCCATGCGTTGCTTACAAGCTTCCATACAACTGCTGCACCAATATCATCGTTTAAACTATCTCCGGAATCGTGCCCAGATACACCTGTTACTAAATAGTCTCCGCTCATTGCTACTGATTGACCTAGTCTATCATCATCATAGTCCCCTGAGACTCCGTCATCGTCACCATTATCCTCGTCAAAGTCAGGACTAGAATAAGCCGCTACAAGAGTCCAGACTCCTGCAGCTCTAGTAAAGTAGTAGAATCCTCCGTCTCCGCCCAGGCGATTGACTGCACTTATAACAAGTTTATCCCCTTCGAGAGCCATAGAGACCCCGAAGTACTCATGGCCTGCCGTCTCAGTAGGTCGTAAAGTCTGTTGAAACTCCCACGTACACCCACCATCATTTGTTACATACACATGAGCAGCACCATCGTAGTTATTTGTATCAGGGGCGTTTTCCCATGAGTGTGCAAATATTGCAGTATTGCCTTCCATTGCAGCCATTTTTCCACTGTCAATGTTGCCGCTTCTATGTTGTGGCGAGTTATCTGCAGACTGTACTAAATCCTGTGGGTCGAACTTTTCTAGATGCGTTCCGTACCCGCTCCAGTTGATTGTTGCCATAGAATCTATAGCAACGCTGGCATCTGCACTATTTAGCTTGCAACCTCTTAGTTTATACCCAGTATTATTTTCAAATACAAAGTACAAATTAAAGGTATCTAGTAGCTCGTCTCTTGACATTGTTACTACTTGTGATGCTGCTGATACTGTAGAAGGGGAATTAGCATATGAAGTGGCGGAACCTTTGGAAACTAGCTCCCACAGTACATCTTCCACTGCTCGCTCCTTAGATCCTTGTGTAAAAGGCCTAACGAAAGTCGAGAAAGAGAAGTTTGCAGGAGCATAGCTAGCTTTTATCTTTTTATTAAATCTATTTAAGGAGTTTCTTGTCGTACCTCCCCCTACTAAAGTAGGAGTAGCTAACTCTACTGATTCAGATCCCTGTGAGAACGAAGGGGTGCCTGTAACAATAATCTGCCACAAGTGGCCATCCTTGCTCTCAAGGTATACCTTAGTTTCATTACCATAATAAAAGTCATTAGCCATATTCTATATTCCAAAGAAAGGGGCCGAAGCCCCTTGCTGTTACTACTTAGTTATTAAGCGAAGTAAGCGATTGAACACTCGTCAGTGCCGTCAATGAACTGAGGAAGTGCATCAAAGGTAGCCTCTACAGATACAACATCGTCGAAACTATGTTGTGGAATCTGGAAGTGTGAGTGGTTACACTGAAAACGCAATCTAGGAGTGGCTGAAGTTGTGCCACCGATATTAACAGTTAAGTCAAACTCATTGGTGATCTTACCTGTTGAAAGAGTTAAATCTTCAAACAAGTCTGCAGATCCAGCCGCAGCATCATCCAAGTAACAAGTTAAAGAACCTGAAACACTTCGAGTTCCTGTAACATGGCCAATAGGCTTATTAACAACGCCTAACTCTTCTGGAGTTAAGAAAGTAAGGTTATTAGAAACTGTAATGTTTCCGCCGGTTAAGACCAAGTTGTAAGAACCTAAGATTGATTCACTTGCAGATGCAGTTAGAGCCAAAGTACTTAATCTGTTTTGGATAAAGTTGCTTGTGCTTGTAATCTTCTCATCTATAGTTGTTGTTGGAGCAGACCCTTCAGTAATAGTAGTGCCCATGCCCGACCAGTTAATTGTTGCAATGCCTTCGATATCAAAATCAATACTTGCTTCGTTGAAAGCAGCACCGTTGATTTCATAAGCCATAGAGCCACTACCTGATTCATTAGGGATTACAAACGTTAATACAACTCCAGAAGCCAAGGTTGGTACATTAGACTGAGCAAACTCAATGTTCAAGTCGGTACCATCTGAGGTAGAAACTGCAGATGAGCCACGTTTCATATCACCGGCTGTCCAAGTGTCTGCACCTAGCAACAAGCCCCAAAGAATTTCTTCTACGGCGTGGATATCGTTGTCGGTATCGCCAGCTGCTTTAGCGTAAGCTGCAGTACCTTTAAAAGGTCTAGCATAAGTCGAAAAAGAGAACTCTACAGGGGCTAAAGAGTTATTAAACATCTTTCTGCCTCGGCGACTAACTCCAGTTGCACCAGTTGCTTCTGATAAAGTAACTTCTGCTGTGTTTGTTGATTGAGAGAACGAATAGCCCTCTAATACTGGGATTTCCCAAACTTGGCTGCTGATCCCGGAAACGTATAGTTTTACGTCTCTACTCATAAAAATTGACATAGTTATTCTCCTATGGAACTCTTGAAAGAACTAAGCGTGAACATCTGTTCGTGTTAGTAGTTTCTAATATCGAACCTCTATTTGTAGTTCTCCTACTCCTAGTGGCTCTAGTACGCCCTCGTCAGTATCTATACTAAGGAGAGAGATTTGGTGTGTGTAATGTGTACTGCCTTGAGCGTCCGTATATAGTAGTCTAGAATTATTCTCTACTACTGTCTCTACATCTTCCATAACTGCAGCTAGCGCATCTTGCGCGTTTTCTTCGTCTACGTAGCATCTAACAGTTATAGTTAGAAATCTATCTTTGTATCCACCGCCTTGGTATTCTCTGGTTTCTTGTCCTGCGTTTAGGTGGACCGCAGGAAAGTCAGTAACTTCATCCCAAAACAATAGTCTAGGACTTACGTTATCGAATAGATTGGTCAAGAAAGTCCCTGTACCATCTATAGCTTTTAATTGTTCTGCTAGAGCAGTTACTATGGCGCTTCTTCTAGTTGTATAAGTTCTTGTAGTCATTATGTTCTCCTAGTAAAGAATCTGCCAATCGCAAGTTTTGATGCTATGTCTCTTATAGACTTATCTATTAACTTTCTCGGGTCTCGGTCTGAATCTGCAAACCTGGAACCGCTACTAGCCTCGAATACCTCATATGGGTCTCTGCGGTACGTGTATCCTATGCTTGGCAACCCCGTTTTTGTGGTTGCTATGTCAGTAACTTTGACGCTGTTTGAAAATCTACCTGTGCGATTCTGTAGGGCAGGCTCATTCATGTTCTCTCTAATTTTCTCTGGCAATGCTTTATTTAAAGAAGCAATTAGCTGTAAAGGGGTTGAAGATACGCCTTGATTCTTTTTGGCTTTTTTCAGTCTTTTACGTTTTAAAGCAGCAGAAGTTACAGCACCTTTTCCAGCGCTATTCATCTTTGCAACTGTTGTAGAGTGCTTAACCTCTTCTAGTTTAGAAACTTTATGGTTCTTTTTCCCTTTAAAAGATTTTAATACTGCATTTTTTGCTTGTTTTTCTTTTATCTGTTTAAAAGAGTCTGAGCCTTTTAACTCTGTAAAGTATCCACCATCTGCTAACTCTTGTATTGCCTTATTTAAAGTCTTTTTGAGATCCGCCTTTCTATTCTTTGAGATACCGCCCTCTTGTTTATTATCTACGGCAGAACCTATGAAAACGTTCATCTGATCTGTTTTGGTATCTCGTACAACTTTAAGGTCTATCTTTCGTTTCTTAAAGAACTTTATTATAACAGACTTAGATCGTTGACTATCATCAAGTACGGAGTTGTCTATTGCGTCTCGTACTTGCGACTCTACAATACCTTCTAAGTGTCCATGCTCTAGGTTGAATATGTCACCTGCCTGCATTTCTGTCTTTTTGCCCAATACTATTTTTACCGACTTAGAAAAATGCGAAGCAATTATCTTAATCTGTTGCTTATATGTGCTATATATCTTTGCATATCGGTTAGTTGTCTTGGCATCAAAGGAAGCGACAATCTTAGCAGTGGTAAAAGTATGCAATCGAACACTGGGGTCTTTGCCCGCTATTCTTTTAATATCGGTACCAATATGTTTTATCAGCTTTCGAACATCTGGTTCAAGCAATGTCAGTATAGTATCTACATCGGACTTACTTATATCGGTAAACTGGTTTTGTAGCACCAGAGTTAAAGCCCGCCTAAGACCTTTTCTAGTTACTGTGAAAGAGTGAGCCTGATAATTGGCTGTATTCTTTCGGTATTCAGTAGAACTACGGGACAACTCTTTATTCAGCTTTTCAAGAAACTTTTGCTGACTAGCTCTACTCACTAGTGCGTCCTGTAAAGGTCGAGTACTCTTTTAATGTGGTCTGGAAAAGATATATCGCTGCGAGCATTCTGTATAGTAGCGCCTTTAATAGTCTTGCGCTCTTTGTGCTCACCTTTAAGATAATAAGTTACTGTATCTGCTACTGCCAGTAACAAATCTGCAGGGGTTGAGTTATATCCTGCAGCGTAAGTAACTTTAACGGAGTTAATGCCTTGTTTCCAGTTTTGATAATGACCGCCAGAAACTCTATACAATGTGTCTGTAGCAGCGTCTAACTCTACATCATCAGTATTAGATAAAGTAGTATAAGTGCCTCCAATTTCGGTACGCTCCTGTACAGTTACAATTGTAACAATTGGGCTTTCCGTTAACTGAATTGCGTTTGTACCGTAGTTTACAGAAATGGTCTCTACCTTATTGGAACCGCTATAATGATCTATAATACTGTTTCCACAATAAGTTTTTATTAATTGACTCACAGACGAGATAATAACTTCCGTGCGAGCGTCATGCTGAGTATTTGAAATGCCCTCAAGCTCTTTATATTCGGTTAGTGTTATTAAATTTGCCATATTATAAGTCCATTAATAAAAACTTGGGGGCGGCGAACCACCCCGAAGTTATTAGTATTACTACTATTATACGTACGATGCACGTACTACAGGTCGGTTACCAGCAGTGCCAGCTTCAATTTGATTGAAACCAACAGACTGAGAAGCAATCAACGCTGTGCGTTGGTTAGCAACTTGGTACTCAGACTCGATGTTAACACCACCTAAACGTGGAATAACATAGTTATTTACGTTAACTGCAGCAGCAGCGGTAGTGGCTACGTCACCACTAGCATTCAAGTTACTAGCAAGAACGTCAGAAGCAATAACAGGAGAACCGTATACAGTACCGATTAAACCAGAGATTTTAGACGCTAAAGCATCGCCAACTTCTGATACATCAGTAAATCCAGGACCATCGATAAGCTGTAAGTAGCCATCAGTAGGTAAGATGTAAGCTACATCTTGAGGATTCATACCAAATTTACCCATGTCTTGACGCATTGCTAACAAGCCATTTGCAGTGATTTCTTGACCAGCAGCAGAAGCATCAATTGCTACTTGAGCGTCAGCGGTTGCAGTATCAACGTCACCAGTAGGTGCAACGCCATAAGCGCCAGTTACTGTATCAACACCGTCATGACCTACTAGACCATTTTCTACAGTAGTTGAAGAGTTACCAACTAAACACATTTTGTCCATCGCTTTGGCGTGTGAACGTACAAGAGCTGATTGAATCATTGGCAACATAGCGATGATAGTTTGCTCATCAGTATCGTTGCTAAGGAAAGTACCTGCTACTAAACGGAATGCACGTAAGATAACTTGAGTAGTTGCATATGCGCCTGTTCCGCCAGCTACACTATTAATGATAGTGTTATCAGTATCTTGAATACCAGTAGCACTAAAAGTAGCGAAACCAGTATCAGGAGCGATAGGTAATACAGTTGCACCAGAAGTAACTGCAATTTCACGGAATAAACCAGCAACACGTTGCTCTAAACGAACAGCTTCTGTGAAAGAAGAGATAACGCTAGAGTCAATACCTAATGAACCTGCACCAGTATAAGTAATATCTAAACCAGCTTTTTCCATAAGATCTTTTGCGAATTGAGTTTCCATGCCTTTGCCAGTGATAGCGCCAAGGATTTTAGCTTGTAAAAAGTCGTTGCCCCATGCAGAAACATCGCCAGATTTACGACCAGAAAAGTCACGCTTGCTTTTACGCATAGCTTCTAACTCAGCAGCTTTTTCAGCTACTTGAGCTTCATACTTTTTAGTAATCTCTTGAATTTCAGAATCTTTTGCTTTTGCAAAATCAGCTTCCATGTCAGCAACTAAGCGATCTGCACCAGTTTCAATACCAGTACGGATTGTGCTTTCTACTGCAGCTTTTTCAGCTGCTTTTTGTTCTACTGCGTCAGCAGCAGCTTTTTGTTCCGCTACATCAGCGGCTTTTTGTTCGGCTTGTTTCATTGCAATTTTAGCAGCAGTTTCTTCAGCTACTTTCTTAGCAAATGCTTCCAAGTCGATTCCGGATTCATTAGTATCCATTTTGATCTCCTGTTTTTCCGATTTCTCGGAGCTTGTAGGTGCATCACTAACCAGGTTGGATGATATTTCATCTTCTTTGGTCAGAGACTGACCTGTTAGATCTACACGATTGGTGAAAGTTTTCTTGAACTCATTGTACTCTTCTTCAGAGTCAAACGATTTCGCGAGAGAAAAAGTAGCTGCTTGATTGCATGGTACCGATACAACCGATACTTCAAACAACTCAGCATCCTTAATCAATAATCCGTCAGTTTCTTTTATATAATCAGCATCCTTGACTTTGAAACCAACGGAAAAGGCCCCAAGAACACCGTCTTTTACTAGTTCACAGACATGAGCAGGAGCAGATTTACTAATCTTTGCTTCTAACTCTAGTCCATTCTCTGTTACTCTAACTCCTGTAGCACGACCAATAGGTTTATCATAGTCATGATTAAATAGTATTACAGGGTTATTTTTAAAATTTTCTAAACCACCTTTTTCCCAAGCCTCTTTAGAGATTACATCTCCAGCTCGGTCAGAATGGTTAGTGCTAGCCATACCTCGTATCATTACGCTGCCGTCATCATTTTCCTGAGACTTGAACATAGAGGCTACATGTAAGATTTTATCCATATTACTTCTCTTTTTTAACTGCTGATTTTGCAGCAGGCTTAGCTTTTGCCTTAGGCGCAGGCTTGGGAGTAGGTTTAGCTACTACCTCTGGCTTAATATTGTTAGCTAAAGCCCATAACTCAGGCTCTACCTTACTCATGTATATTAAAAAACTATTCCAGCTTTTGAAGTTGCTTAGAATAAATTTAGGTGGCATACCTCTTGGTCTAGAGCCATCTGATCTATACTCATAGTAGTTTGGAACTTTGCCTTTTTCTGCAAAGTATAAACCAAGGGTTCTTGTTATATTATTCTTTCTCTGGGTAGTTAATGGCATTAGTCTTCTTCCTCTGCGGGTCTACCGCCTTCGTCTGGATTTACTGCAGAGCCTGCGATATTTGCAGGAATTCTGATATCTTGTGTATTTTCTATTTCATCGAAACCTAGACGCTCTCTAGCTTCTGCTGCAGTAATAATTCCGCCATTTACTAGTGATGTATAGTATGCGGATTGATCTCGTAGTTCTGGCTGCAAAGCTGGAATATCTGTAGTGTCTTCTTTTATTTCGAAACCAAAAAATCTCTCTAAAGCATAGTTAATTTTTCGGTTGATAGGAAGTATAGTCTCTAAATAATACATTCGCATATTTGGGCGAATGTTAGCGTTATTACCAGAATCAAACATTAAGTAAGGGATTCCCAATGCTTTTGCTAAAACTTTTTCGTTTTCTAAAATTGCATTTTGAAAATCTAAGTCTTTAAAGTTTATATTAGTAAGATCCTCTACTTCGAGACCACCATCTAAAATTAAAGGTCTACGACCTCCATTCTCTGGGTTGTATCTGGTTGACCAGGACTGCATCATGCGTTCTTTAATTTTCTCCGATAAAGTATTTGGAGATTTAAGTACTAATCCTGGAACTGCACCATTCTTAAAAAAGTTATCCTGAAAATTACGCATAGCTTTAATAATCTTCATAGTACGAACTGCAGGCTTTAATCTAGATACTCCTCGATACATACTATGAAAAGAATTTTCTTTTACGTGTATGATTTCTGAAGGAGAGTAGTCTACATCATTATAAGTATACTTCTCTACATAATCTTTAGCGTCTGCGTGTATTTGTACATTATCTGCAGGAATATGGTATAAATGAGCACCATCATAGTATATAAAAATATTACCGTCCAGCAAGTAGTCAGTAATTAGGTTACGTTTGAATGTGCTAATATCTTGAAACAGGTTTGGCTCAAGGTTTAAAAGTAGGTCTACTTTAGATCGTTTGATTCCTTTTACAACACTTTGCCCTTTTGTAGGTCCGCCTACACGAACAGGAATTTCAGCAACGTCATCTACAATCATATTTACCCCACGATTAACTATCTCTAGTTCTTCGTAGAATTTCTCGTAGGCTGTATGGTCTTCTCTGGATGAGTTAATTTCTTGGACATACTGTTGAATTGGATTAAGTTTGAAACTTACATCCTCTTCTTCTTTTCTTCCTAAAATATTATCATACCAAGCCATGTTTTTCTCGTTGTATTCTTACCCAACGTTCCTGCTTTGTAGCAGTACTTAGTAGTGGGTCTTTACCATAGATAGAGTGTAGTTGTAAGTGGTGTTTGTGACATAACGTGGCGGTATACTCATACAACTCTGCGTCATGTTCATCAATAAATTCTTCTCGCCATTCTAGTACGAGATATGGCTCTAAGCCTTGTTCCTTAACCCATTTGTGTAGTAGTCGAGTTAAGCTGTGAAAGTGATGGAAGTCTAGCTTTACGGTATCTCCGCAAATCTCGCATTCACATCCCTTTTTGTACTTAGACTTCGCTTTATCACGAATGTATTTTACTAAATCTCTTTTCAGTTCCATTTTCTTATCCAAAATTATAACTAGTTTCAGGTTTATTGTCAAACACTATTTTTCGTACCTGCATTAGAACGTGCCGCCACCGGTTTGAAATGAGTATAGTGCGTACCTTAAAGCATCTGCCATGTGCGAGGCCATATTATGTTTTGGCTTTTCTCTAGCAAGGTTGGGATTAGTATCCCACTGGTAAGCATCTAGACACCCTAAGGTCTCTTTGCATTCTTGGTGCACAAACATAGTATCATTATCTACGATGGCAGCTACATAAGCTATACCATCCAGCACCGACTTCTTGGCGTTTATAGTACTAATATCATAGTTCTGTGCAAAGTCAAAACGGGTCTGCGCGGCAGCGGAATCTATATAGATATAGTCTATATCCCACTTATCTATTAGTCCTTGTATTTGTATGGCATGTTGCTCTGTAGTACGTTCTGAATCATAGTACTCATCTAATACATGAAATACAGCATTATCCCAATCATACGCAATTACACAAAATGCAGTAGGATCTCTATACCCTACATCAAGTCCTGCGAATATGTCCATACCTTTTGGCTCAAACCTGCTGTAGTCCTGGACTTGCGTCTCGAAATTAAAGTTCCAAATCTGTCCTTCGTAAGTATTAAAATCCGCCTCGTACTCTTGCTTAAATTCTGCCTCACTCATAGACTTTTTAGCTTCTGTTATATCTGATTCGGTCATTCTAGGGTTGTCTTTATAAGTTGCACGTATTGAACACCATTCAGCAAACTCGTCGCTGTATCCTCTATAAAAGAACTCTGAGAACCAATTGTTGCGGCCACGAGGGGTTGATACAAATATAGCTTTAGAGTTAGGCTTATCTAGTGTGGGACGTAGTGCTACGTTGAAAGCATCTCTACCGTCTGATAGTGCTGCTTCATCGAATATGATAAGATCGTAGCTTCGGCCTACACAAGAATCTACCTGATTTACGGAACCCATACGAACGTTTGAGCCATTAGATAGTGTGATAACTTTATCTTTTGCGTTATCTTTTGTTACTTCTAAGTCAAAGTGTTTTATGAGACCCCGTTGTAGGTCGAAAGAAATCTGAGACAGTGAGTAGTTCGGTGACATTATCAACACATTACAGCCAGGAATAAGAGTAACTAATTGACCAATAATATTGGCTATGTACGTCTTGCCTTGTCTACGTGACAGTGCTGCTACTATGAAGCGATACTTAGGGTTGTTAACTGCATTGATCATAGCTATTTGCGACTCTAGCGGTTCAATGTTTAACATATCTAAGTAAGGCTCTACAGGTATCTTCAAGAAACGATCAGCGGAGTCAAGCTCCACTATTTCGCTGCTTACTATGTCTTTTCTACTTATTTCTATTGCCATTTTTACTTGCCTTTTGATTTATGTTCTATCTTTAAATACAGCTATTACCATTTTACTTTATCCGCCCAATATGCTGCAGACATTTTGCCTTTAGCAATATTTTTAGCGTGACGTGCTTTAAACGAACGACGCTTTGCTTTCATAGCCGCTGATTCTCCTGCTTTTGGCTTACCAGCAGTTTTAGCTCCTTGTTGTCCAAAACGAATAGTCTTTACTTTACTGCCAACCTTTGCTACAACAATGTGAGATTTCTTTGCGTGACCTGGTGTGCGTTTAGGCTTATTGTACCCAGAGACTTTCGCCCGCTTTAGGCGAGAGTCTTTTTTACGGGGCTTGCGCTTAGCGGGCACCTTTCTTACCTCTCTTTTTTGGCTTTTTCTTTTTTGGTCGTCCTACTGTTGAACCATATGTTCCTCTACCTTTTGGCATATTAACCTCCTAACGGGCTTGACGCCGCGTCTAGACCTTTCCAAAGATCATCTACTTCTGTCTTAAATGTTTTTACGTCCTTTTCAAAATCCTGTACATCTTCTAAACCTTCCTCTACTTTATCTTCTAAGATTAGAAAGTCTTTTTCTAGTTGGTTGACTTTATCTGTTGAAGCAGAGGCGTCATCTAGTACTTCCTGTTGTCTATCACCTATATTTTTCAAGGTTACTCCTAGCTCTGCTAGTTTGCCTTGTAGATGTGCAACATTGTTGTCTTCTAGTTGAGTCCTTACAGTTGCGAGATCCTGTTCTATATCAGATAAATCAGGTATTACTATAGAGCCTAAATCGTCTTCTATAGTGGCTACTCGAGAGAAAAACTCAGAAGCTGCCCAAATGCCCCCACCTATTGTAGTTGCAAAACTAAGCATAATTGCTATGTATACACCCTTGAATGTAGTTCCACCAATTGTTAATTCTGTATTCTCTAAACTCATGGAAGTTCTCCCATTTCAGGTGCGGGATCACTATAAAAGCCTCCGTCTGAAGGTCCTCCTAAGTAGTCTTGTGGGTCTCTTTTTGTATCATAGCCCAGTAGAGAGGCTGTGTCTCCGTACTGAAAATATCCTTGAATCAGTATATCGGTATGATCTAGGTACACAGTGAGATGGTCGTCGTGCGCACCATAGAATGCAGTTGAGCGAGTCAGATTAGAAAAGCTATCTATAGATATAGTATCGGTTGTGGATAGTATATCTACGTCAAGCGAAGCATTTTTAAACACTGCGGCGCTTTGAGAGAATGTTTCAATCTTCTCTATAGACTCGTTGAACACCGCTACAGTTTGGGTGTCTAGAGTTAGGTCACTAGAGCGTATGAAGTTTTGCATATCTACTCTTTCTTCTGCAGTTTCTGCATTTGCAGTTATCTCTACAACGGCTGCTACTTTAGATATTTCTGTGGCAGCGCCTGCAAACACCTCAATAGTTGCGCCGAGGGATTCCATAGAGTCTTGATACTGGTCTTCGTAAAAATCTGCTGCTGTATAGTAGTTAGCATTTACTACGTCTATAAGAGCTTGGTTATACGTGGAAACCACTATTTGATCTATTTGTGCCTCTGTGTAAGTTCCTGGTACTACTATATTTCCGTTGAGGGCTGCCTGTGCTGCAGCATCTGCTTGCTGTCTTGCTATAGCTACTTGATCGTTTATATAGTTTGAGCTAGTTACTAAACTATCAATCTCGCTCTGGGACTGTGCTAGTCCTGAAGCGCTCGCTAATGCTGCGAGTATCACCAACCTCTTGGTTTTCATCTTGCTTCTCCCCTCTGCCCAACACTAGGTCGTAGTATTCTTTACGCTCCAGGTAATTAGGAACGAAAGTTTCGGGCTGTCTTCGCATAGTAATAAATGCGGCTTTTCCTACAACGAGCTTTCCGTTGATTGACAATGGACAAGGCGTTCCACTAGAGAACATCGCTTCCCATACTTCGTCACTCTGACACATTCTTGCTATTGCAGCAATTGTCATGCCAAGTCCTTTTAAAACAATTGTATCCTTTCTACGATTACACTCTGAATCTTGAACATACTTACCTTTGCTAAACCCTATCACCTGTGACTGTACTCCTGCTGATAAAGATTTAAGGCAACTGTCCTGGCCCGCAGACATTAGAGAGGGCGCTGTAGCAGTAGAGACAGGTATCTGACTAGATGCTCCCGCTCCATTGTACTGATTTGTGTTGCTTTCCGAAGTATTGTTGCTATCTACGGTAGCCCCTTGGTAGTTGTTGTTTAGGTCACCTTCTTGGTTAGAAGAGTTATCACTATTTTCTTGTGAGTGAGAAAGTGCACTAAAGCACAGTAAAACAACTAGTGCTTTTTTCATGTTTCACCTGCTATTTATATGTATTTGGTAGTTTAATGTCGGATACGTTTACTGAGTAGGGTGCGCCGCTTACTTTGACTTCTTTTACAACAACTTCTTCTACACCAATAAAATCTTTTGCGTCTTTTTCGTTTCTGAATTTGCGTATTGTAACGCCTTCATCTACTACGTAAAAGTTAGCTCGTCGTTTAATTATATTCATCCCATTTTCCCCGATAGTACCGTAATAACTAGAGACGCCAAAAATAGTATGGCAGCTCCTCCAATTGTTATGGTTCTTGATTCTATACGTTTAAGAGTTTCATCAATATGATCCAGTCTACGAAAGTTAGATTTCCATCTTTCTTCGCACTGGACTATATGAGTCTCTGTCTCTCGCTCTAGAGAATCCAATCTACTGTGATCATTCGCTTGTTGGTCCACTTAACAACTTCTCCATCAGCTTACCATAATTTCCCTGTCCAAAAGGTATTGACTCATTTATTTGAACATTCGTCTGGTTCTTTATATTACCCGATTGAGCTTTTTCTAACTCTGCTTGGGCTTTGATTTCGTCCATGCGCATCTTATGCGCCATTTGAAGTAAGTCTGCAAGATCCTTGCTAGAGTAAATCCCAGTTTCCTGAGCTTCTTCTAGTTTGGATGCAATCATTTCGTCTAGTACTGCTCCTATCTGATTCTTATTACGGTATCCAAGGTCTAGATAGACGGTGTCGACATAACGTTTAACCTCTCTAGAGTTTAGGTTCGCTACCACTTTGTCTTCAGGTACGCACAAATGTTCGCTAACTGCACGAATGTTGCCGAACTGTAAATAACTATTCGCTATTTCCAGTCCTTCAGGGGATATTTTGGTTACTTCTTTAGCCATGTTAGAAATTATAGAGGAGTTAAGTTCAAAAGTCAAGTACTATTTTTTATACCCAGGCAATAAAAAGCCCCCAGTAAAGGAGGCTTCTTACGAACTTAGAAAATACTACCAGAAAGTGTAGCGTACTTCAGTTTCTAGCTTATGGTTCCAGTCCTCTACATTGGTGCTTTCAATTTTACCTTTGATCTGCAAGTCACCAAACTTAACTTTGTACCCTGCTTCTGCAGCAGTACCAGTATCAAAGTCTAAACCAGTACCAAATTTACCGTACTCAACATAAAAGTTTTTTCCGATTGAGGTACCGAGACGTAAATTACCTGTAGTCTCTTCAAATGAACCAAGAGTATCAAACTCTGTAAAGCTTACATTGTTCTTGTACTCAATGTATGGACCTGCTACCGCTAAAGGTGCAACTAGTGCTGTTACTAATAATAAATTTTTCATAAATTCTCCATTTCTTTTTCGATTAGTCGAGGACATAGTATACCTCAAATCTCCTCCAAAAGTAAAGTGAAAAATTCACAAAAGTTGGTAACATTTTTCGTAGGTTATGGCACCGAAAGCTATCCTGTAGTGACAACTATACTGCCACGATAGACACCAGAGCTACTGCCCGTCTTTGTATAGTAATAAGTACCTGGAGTATGCGGAACCCAAGTTACTTGACTATTTGCTGTACCTACATTATTTATAGTCTCTTCATTTAGTACATTATTTGTTGCCGAGGAACTATATGCGGTCTTTAGTGACATAGATGCCTCACTAAATGTGATTTTTAGTCTATCGCCTGTGCGCATGGTTAATGTCTTGTTCGGTACATTCGAGAATGAGCCATTCCTGTCGGTGCCAGACAGTTTAATAGTACCACTAAAAGTAGTAGTTACTGTATATGTAGGTCCGGTGTAAGGAACTGTGTCTATAGATATTACTGTGTCGGTAATATTATTGATTGTCTCATTATTCCAGGGCATGATACCATGCTGTCCACTACTCTGCCCTCCATCTACAGCTCCGAAAAGGTAGCTGCTCACTCTACGCACTTGGTAATAAGCACCCCTTTCTATCGTAATATACTTCGCGGCAATTGAAGAGGTATTGTTATCTGTCCGTGCTATACCTCCTTTATATAGGGCCCAGTACTTTGTAGTATGGTAGTACGTTCTTTCACTGAGTCCAAGAGTATCACTTTCTGTTTCTGTTTCGGTTCTGATGCACTCTCTATGCGACTGTACCTTTGTATTATAAAAGAACGCTGGCGCCGCAGAAGTAGTAAGCGATATCGTAGAGCTTGCTGTTGGAGTAAATTGGCTACTATGGCTCTGGAAGTTACCTCCCCAACTATTGGCCTTGAGACTTCCACAAGAGGGCGTAACCGGATTTGAAGGGTGAGATATATTTGCAGTGTCTGTTATGAGCAGAGGTCTAGATCTGGAGTCGAACACTGTTACTCCTGCATTTGATAGTATTTGCATGCCATGGTCGCCATGAGGCGTGGGGGCAGAGGGCGGCTCAGAGAATATGTAAAGCTCTGGAGCGCCCCCTACGTTGTAGGCGTTTACATCGAAATTTCCGTTATCAGCTACAGTGTAAGGGCCTGTACGTTTAACTGGTACAAACGAAAAGTGTTCTGTATATGTAGTATTATCAAAGTCAAAAGTGTAAGTATAGTTTCCTACAGTAACTCCCTGTGCTATCCCTCCTACAGTATTTGAGGACGTTATTGTGCTGCCGTTCCAGATAAGCTTCTCTTTCGTGCTGCCAGAGCTAGTCAATCTCCCATAGTTGGCTCGTAATAGGCCCCTAGCTGCGGAGGTTAAAGATACTTGATGGGCTTTTGTATGTGTAGTGCCTCCTCCAGTGCTCACATAAGAATAATTCCATTTGCTACTATTACTACTGGCATAGCTATACTTCGTGCTTAAAGGGTTTTGATCGCTGTAACGGTATGTAGGGAAATAGCTAAGTAAGCCTACGTTCTCGTGGCAATTCATTGCTTCGAATGTAGTACCAGTAGAATGCGTAGTTCTGTAAGCCCTATTAGGTCGCGCCACTGCCGAAGTCGAGCCTATCGTTATGTTGGCGAGGTAGTAAGGCTGTATATTTACACCATGAATATTATCTACAACACCTCTTATGCAAGCTACGCCGGGAGTAAAGCTTCTTGTTTGCGTCTGAACTGTATCGGGAGTAGTTACAAAACCAGCGTGTCTCCACAGAGATGGATCGACTGCGGTGTGGTAAGATTTATTTCCATGGTGCTTTATTAAACGTACAGTGCTACCTGGAGTCCTAATAAGACTCATTTGAAAGGGGTGAGCCGGTGGTACATTAGTCCCAGATTGCTCAACTTTGACGTAGAAAGTACGGCCTTTTGCATGTAGTATATTGTCAATATCAGTGTTATGTACTGCGGAGAGTGTTCGGTCCCAAGGATCGAGAGTCATGTCATAATCACTACTGGTTGTACTGACAGTCTTAAAAGTAGTAGTTCCCTTGTATAATGTATATGTTCTAGTACCTGTTATATTTTCTGTTTTAATATTTACTGTAATTCCTTGAGGAGGTGACTTCGCCTCTACTTTGGGATATGTCGCAGTCTGTAGGAGCTGGCTAAAACTAATGTTAGTGCGAACTTGCAAGTGAGGTTGTGAAGAAGTTGGTTTATAGTTCCACACTTGTTGGCTTACCCATATTTCGGAAAGCGTACCATCTAGTGCTCTAACATTTACGCGGTATCTGACATGAACACTGCCCCCAGATGATTGAGTCGCATACACACTGGATGAATAATTTGAATGATCAGCCATTAAAGCTAGCTCTGTACTTTGATTCGCTGGTACTGACCACGTACCTGGAGTAAAAGGTGCAGGACTCATGCCGTTGGTGGCACTGTTGGTGGAAAGTAGGTTTTCATAAATGTTTACGAACTTTAAAGAGTATTCTCCTGGAGACAGAGAGGCTGCTGAAGCTCCATGATTGTAGGTAAGGAAGCCGGTGCCGTTATACACGCGTACGAGTCCTCCACTGTCTACAAAAGAAGTACTATAAGGTATGCGTAGCGTGTGTCCTCCATACAAAACGCCGAACGACGTTGGATTAGTCTGCGAAGGATTAAATGTTACTGATTCGTTAAACGAAATACTGTCTGAAGTGAAGTTTGTTACCTGTAGCTTTGCTAACTGAGACGTACCAAGGTTGGTCACTGCATTATTTTCATCTCCCAAAGGTCGAGTAGTATCAGCAGTATCACTACGTAGTACGTGGTAGCTTTCATCTCCTTTCAACAGGACATCTATGTCCATGTCATTATCTAGATAATGTGTGGCACCTGATAGGCCAGCACGAAGTGTAAACCCATGTTGAGTAGTAGGTAATCCGAGTAAGGTGTTTCCATTGTTCGAATATGCCCAAGGGTTAATCCCTAAACTAGGTTTATGATAAGTGGTATCCCAATATTCTGTATAGTCAGCAGGGTTGTCTGCACTAGTTTGGCCCAGATCAGGGTCTAGGTGTGCAGGGAAGTTGGTAACTTGTGACTGGACTTGGTATAAGCGTAATTCATGTCTAAGAGCTTCGCTGTTGTCTAGAGGGATTGCGAAAAAGTCCATATTGCTTGGAGTATAGTTTGACGTTAAAGTAAATTGATAAAGCGGGCTCCCCGTTGCTGTTGCACTTACACCCGGCCAGCCTCGTACGTAGAAGTTGAAGTGTTCGAACTTGCTGCCTCCTATAGTAATATCTGCGGGTGCCCGGTTTCTATAGTACCAGGTAATAGCGTCAAAATCCATACAAGGGTGATTACCAGATACCTCTAAGTAGTACCCTACGGTAGCATTATACCCCAAGCCTGTAATTTGCTTGAAGCCTGACCAGGTTACGTAGGTCTCGCCAGAACCAAAAGGATCGCTAATGCTTTTAGGCCAGTTTGCGTACTGACCAACCTTAATTTTTTCATAAGACCACTGACTAATGTACAGTCTAGTCTTACTATTAACATAATCGGAGGCATTGGAATCCGTTTTGATAAGTGGGTAAGTATAAGACATATCTGCACGCTTTTTCTCGTGAATTCTATGTATATAACTACTAAGCCTAGTAGAGGCATCGGTAGGTGTTAGTACGTAGGGTGCCGAGCCAGTATTAGTATCTGGAGTCCCTTCAATATCCCCACCATTATACTGAAAAACCGAAAGAACGTTGCGTCCGCCAGAGGAATAGCCTTTCCAAGAAAGATACTGACCAGTTCTTAGTATGTTTGAAAATTCAACTCTACGGCCTTGAGGTATGTGCTCTTGCTGATAGGCTCGAGTAACGCTACTAGTAGAAGTGTTATAGGAAGAGTAGTCGCTGCACAGAACCATTGCACCTCTACTAAGGCCTCGTCCAGTTGTGAGTCCCTCACCGTAGTTTTCAGGTATAATCTGTACCTGTCCAATTGTTCCAGAGGCACTAGTGCTATCCGGCCATATAGGAGTTTCCCACTCTTCAGGCAGAAAGAACTGCTCTAGGGTCATATCGAACCCTTGTGCAGGGGTAGTAACAATTAGAGGGGGCACATAGTTGGCCTGGTCTTCCGGTCGTGTATTCGATATTAATTCTATGTTCCACTCGTTATCATTGCCTGTAGGAAACACCTGCGTTACGGCATAAGATTTGCCCGAGAAGGGTGTGGTAAAGAAAGGTATAGGGAGTGAACTACAGTTACTTACCGTATAGTTAAATAAGGTAAAGCCTCCAAAGCCTGATTTAGGTGAAGTACTTCTACTATAGTCGGGGCTGAGGATTCTTTTTACAAAAGTTAAGTTTGTAGTTTGATCAGTAATTAAGTACTCATCATCGTCGTTTTTTGAAACAAACCCATATGCCATATCTTATCTTCCTAGTATTAGTATTTTGCACGCTGCACTATATGCGTTAAAAGTATTATTCTCTGAGTTTGTGGTAGTGCCTGAAGTACTTGTAATAAGAACTGATCGTACACTGTTATTGATCGTTACGGTAGGCACTAGTTGTTTTTCGTCCACGGCTACATCGCTTATAATTTGCAAGGCTACTCTAAGCTCCATGCCTGCGGGTAAACTGTTTCCACTGAAATATATTGTCGAGGCGGTATCTCCTGAAGGTATATTTAAGACGGCCACCTGCATCCAACTTTTAGAACTTGTGTCCATTAGTAGGTTTTCGTCTCTGTCGTATACTTGCAGTCCAAAAGCCATAGTAGTAATCTCCTTCGATTTGATAAATTATACTTAATTTTAAGAAATTTGTCAAGGTATATTTTTCAGGGGGTGTTAAGGTTTGTTGCACTTCTTTGGTACCTACTTGCTTTACCATTGGGTATCATCTCTGCAACCTTTGGCACCTACTTGCTTTACCGTTTTACTTGAGGTTTACGTGGAAGTGTGCGCGGCGCGCTGCAAATGAGAATGAGTCTCATTACCGCCCCCTAATGAGAATGATTATCATTTGCATCTGTCCATGTAGGTCTGTGACTTTTTAGGTAAGGGCATAAGGTGGTCATTTAACACTATAAAACAAGGTGTTTTTGAACATTTTTTTATTCAAAAACCCCTTGTTTTATAGGCTTAAATGATCTTCTCTAACTCCTTGTTTAATCTTTTTATAAACGCTAAACGTCCTGCACTTTTATCATTGTAATTTATACTGAACCAATCGCCGCAATTATTAACCATAGATTCTTTTTTAATACTCATAGCATTATATTTTTCGACTGCCATTTTATCATTCTCTGATAGCTTCCAATACTTGAGCGGTGATACTTCGCGGTGATTAATTCTAGCTAACTGTTCAACTTCTGAAATAGACAACCACATTTTAATAAACGTGATAGGCTTTTTCTTTTCCCATATTAGAACGGACTTCATAAAATTACTATATTGCTTATCACTACACCAACCATTAACAGGTTGAACCAAGGCGCGACTATACCAAGAGCGATCATAGAATACTATTTGATTATCAGCGGGCATTTTCTTGAGCCATGATGCCAGCCAATTATCCATAGCGTGCGCGCTAGGCTTAGATGATAAGCATACACTGAACCATTGCGGATTAAGGTATTGTGTAAGCGTTCGGATTGTTCCCGTTTTTCCTGCCGTATCGCGCCCCTCTAATATAACAGCGATACGCCCCCGATTTTTTTCTGCTAATTTGTTGAGCTTGGCTTGCTCTCTCTCTAATGAATTCATGCAACTATACTCCCGTGGATATTTTTATCTTTGCCTTTTGCGCTTGGGTTTACTAAACGCCAAGGCGCTTTATTATATACGTTATAGGGTATCTTCTTTTTTGTTTTGAAACATTGGCGCAATATCTCTACCTCAATAACGCAATCACTTAGGGCTGTATGATCTTCGATAAAGCCATGATCACCTGAACAAAAACGATAAGCGAATTCTGCGCCTGTCTTAATGTTGCCCTTGGGTGATACCCAACCGAATGATTCTGCAATCTTTTTATAATTGCGGCTTTTTAGCTTTGCTTCGCAAGCGAATTGCCATATATCCAAGACCTGCATTTTAGACTGTAAAACGCGATCTTCTCCCGTTAGGCTTTTATGGGTGTTGGACATTGCCCGCATATCAAAGCCGATATTATAGGCGGCTATTGTCGTTACGTTATACTCTACAATATCCGATCTCAATTGATCAATGATTTCTTGCCAAGGCTTCATTGTGATTTCGCTATTGTCTAACATGGGTGCATAATGCGAGAACAATTTTTTAGCGTAAAATGCGCCCATCATAATTTTTGGCTGTGTGAAAATCTCAGATACTAAGGCGTTATAGCTGGTAAGCTGGTTCCCATCTTTGTCGTGTATGATATAGCCAAGGTCATAAACATTACCAGATAAATCAGCCGTTTCGGTGTCTAATGTTAGAATCACGTTTTTCATAATTTAAGCCTGTAATTTTTGGTTTAGGTCAATTGCATTAAGAGCGTTTATTTTTAATTCATTCTCTGCCATTTTTAGAACAGACAAATTGTCGTCAATGATACAAGCCGCAACACGCCAGCGAGCACGCGGGATTTTGAGCTGAATTAATAAGCGCGATATTTTTGCAAACTTCATGCGATCATCTGCACGATTATCGCCAATAGAACGGGACATAATATAATCGGGTTGCATATTGTGTAAAGCCAAAAATTCATAATCTGGCTTTGATAATACGCGAGCCGTACAGATTGCCGTTTTTTTGCTAGGATCTTTGATAAACCTTTTGAAACTAGCAGCCAAGGGTAAGAGACGATCTTGCATAATTTTTTCATGGGTGCAATTCTCTATCCAGTTATCTAAATCAAGCGAACCATCTGCACGAGTCAATTGACGGTGCGAGCTATCAATCACTGTGTGATCTAAATCAAAAATATATAACATTAAACTAAACTCCAAATATAACCAATAATACCGACAATATTTAAAACAATTAAATTGTGCATTTTTTGCTCTACCGCTTGGGTGGTCAATAATGCTAAACCAACAATTGCGAAAATTTTACCGATTGTGTAATTTATTAAGAATGGGGCGAGGCATAAAAGCCCCGCACCAATCCAGCCAGCTAAGGCTACCATTTACACGTTACTCAACAAAGCAGACAATGCCGACGCTGGAGCTTTTAGCAAGCCGTCTAGCGAACCATCATCCGCATCTACCGCTTTTGTAATTGCTTTGACAATATCCAGCTTTGAGACTGCCGCTTTTTTGCGAGCTGGTTTTGCTTTGACTTCGTAGTCAATGCCCGCACTTTTTGCTTTTGCAATAACGGAGCGGCTTGTAATACCAAGACCGAATTCTGTAGCCAAGGCCGCACACTTTTCAGCGTTTAAAGGCGCTTGAGCGGTCATTGTTTCGATCATTTCAACTGTGTATACTGATTTTGACATGTTTAATTCTCCAAAGAATTGTATTTAAGAGCCGCTATTATATCAAATAAAGGCGCGACTGTAAACCTTTATTTGTTGGTAATTTTACCATTTTTGTGTGGGTTGGTTTCCCGTATTTCTGAATTGAATTATAGCAAGGTTTTTCTTTATTGTCAACTGGTAATATTACCATTTTTGCCGACTAGGATTCTCTTGCCTTTCCCCATTTCAGAAACACATTATATCAATTATTTTCGCAAATGTAAAGCGTTTTCTTAGACTAAAAAGGCATAAGGGCGGCGCCAAATATGCAAAAACGGTATAAGAAAATGCTTTACATGGCTTGATTTTTATGATAAAATTGGCGCAGGGGCGCCGATTTTTGACCTGTGTCAAGCCCCATGTTTGCCGCTCGCGATTTGACATATGCGCTAGAATATGCCTAGTCTAATATGGTATCACTCCGCACTGCGTAAAGAATAATAACAGGATAGCTGCTACAAAAAAGAATTCGGAATTATTCATTGGTATAATCCTATAGGTATTGTAATGCTAATACAGCAACAGCGATGATAATGGCAAATTGAAACAGAAATCTTAAAACGGTCATTGGTATAACCCCTTTGTTAGATACGCAACACAATCTGTAGCGTCTTCATCATAATAGCAAAGCGTTTTACCACATTGCGATACTGGAATGATATTTTGTTCCATCATATCGCGCTGCAACTCTCTGCGACCGCGTCTAGCGCGGGTAATATCAAAGCACCATTTTTGCATGCCGATGGCATCACCCGTGCGCAGGTCGTACGCTTCATGCGTGTAAGACCCGTCTTGATTCATTCTAGATTTAATATATGCTTTCATTATCTGAACTCTCTAAATGTTACGGCTTTAAAGCACTGAGAATAATAATCTATAATTTGATCTCTTTCTTCCCACAATATCAGCGCAGGTATGTATACTGGTGAGATAATAAGGTGGAGCAACCCAAGAAAAAACATTTTAATCTTTGACTTTTTCATTATTTTGACTCTCTAATTTGTGATACTGCGAACGCTATCGCGAAAATTGTTGGTAAGACTACGATTAATAATACTGCTGCTGCTGTCATGATGCTCTCCCCTATTCGTTAAAAGAATTATATCGAATAATGCTGCAAACGTCAACACTTATTTTATGTGAATATTACCGCTTGCAACCTGCTCTGCGGTATGGTATAATAATTTTGGCGCGACCGCGCCGCTCGGGGTTTGTCAAGCTTTATTTGTGGGCCATGTGCATTTAATTTGTGTGACCCCGCCCAGCTTGGTCTCCCAGAGATTCGGCGCGGGGGCGCCAGTAGTAGTACGACGATGATATTGGTGGTGGGCCGCGCCGATTATACAGTATGTAAGCGATATTTGTCAAGTCTTTTATGTAAATTGCCACGAATTATATACAATTTGGTCAGTCTCTGCACAATGGCGCCGAGTAGTAGTACGACGATGCGCCGAAACAGTACCTGCGCCAGTAGTAGTACGACGATGTGTTTAAAATATGCTCTGCGCGCCGATTATAGCACACCCCCGCGGGGTTTGTCAAGTACTTTCGCGAATTAGATGGCGTAAATCAGGATAAAGTAGTCTAATTTGGGATAACCCCGCAGCGGGGACGATAATATGAGATAATTTTGGAAAATTGTAGTAAATAAGACTTGACATCGCGACCCCGTCCGGCCCCCCGGAATTACAGCCTTTACGGTTGACAAGTTTTTTCTTTCTTGGTGGACATAAAATTAAAATATCTCTTGACTTTAGCTTTAGAAATCTGTATAATATCTTTATTGAATTGAGACATGAAAGAAAAGTTTTTAAGCAACAGTTTCGCACTTAGCGTGGTAAAACACGATATAACATAATCAGATGATCACTGAGTGCAACTAATAAAGCGAGTGTCGTATAATGGTATTACATCAGCCTTCCAAGTTGATAACAGGGGTTCGATTCCCTTGACTCGCTCCAACAATGTCCCATTCGTCTAGTGGTCTAGGACATCGGGGTTTCATCCCGGTAACAGGAGTTCGAACCTCCTATGGGACGCCATTATTTATTAAGTAGTTATCATTTAGTTCTTGACACAATGCTGAATTCAATGTATAATATGTTTTAAGAAATTGAGAAATAAAAGTTTAAAAGATTAGGTTTTGGGTTATTCATCGGTCACTACGTGGCATAAAATCTATAAGACTAGGGTAAAGCGTGATTCCCCTAGCTCCAGAATCTTTCTATTTATACTTTATTTCTGCGTGTAGTCCCCACGATAATTGGACTAGGTTTCTGTCTGACCTTAACAAGAGCAGCGCTGGCAGAGTCGAGAACCTGCAAAGTTGGGATCCTCCTACTAAAAGCGAGGATGGTTTCCTAGTTTCTACACCTAAAACTAGGTTTTATACTGAGAGTGTTCATGTAAAACGATTAGCTCAGTAATCAAAAACAAAAAGCCTACTACAATTTGCTACCTTTTGTGCCCCTTGATTAAACCGTTTCGGTCGATGATAGGGGCTTTTTTGTGCCCCAGCAAAAGTACGAAAGTTCTTGACACATACTAAATTTTGATGTATAATATACTTCTAAAACTGATAGAAGGAAGAAAATTATGGGCAACGTATTACAGTTTAGCAGCAAGACGGACAAGATAAAAGAAAGTATGTATGAAAAAATAGCTAAGATGGAAGAGCTGTACCAAACAATCGACCTAGCAGTTACAGAACTGTTAGCAGCAGAGAAAGAAGCTGATGATGTAGAACGAGAGTTTAACAAACAGCTAAGAATTTATGCAGATATTGTAGGTGAAGAGAATGTTGAAGTAGGTTTCCTAGAGTATGCTCCAGAGATAGAAGTTTATCTAGATGATGAAGGCATACCTGACATACGATTCGCTAATGACCCCGAACAATTAGAACTATTCCCAGAGGAAGAACAATGAAAAACGTAAACTATTCAGAAGAAGTAACCGCTACAATCGTGGCTGCCTACGCAGCAAATCCCAGCATGGAAACAGTTAAAGATCTAGCAGAGACCTTTGACAAGACAACGAAGTCAATCATAGGAAAGCTGTCTAGAGAAGGAGTATATCAGAAAGAGAGCTATACTACGAAGACTGGTGCTAAACCCGTAACCAAAGTAGAATTAGTAACACAGCTAGCAGATTATTTACAGATAGAACTAGATTCAATAGCAGGACTAGAGAAATCACCAAAGGCAGCATTGCAGAAAGTATTGGATGTGTTGACAATTAACTAATAACATCTAGTCCAACCAACCCCGTAATGAGAAATCGCTACGGGGTTTTTCTTTATCTGTAAGATCTTATA